AGTTTGTAGATTCTCTACTGTAGTTGTTAGGTCAGATACTGAAGTATTTAGAGTATCAATATCTTCTTGTTGAGCCGTAGATACTTCTCTTTCCTCTGCTAAGTCTTCCTGTGCAGACTCAAGAGTAGTACGAAGGTCTGATGAAGTAGTCTCTAAGTTAGAAATAAGATTAGTTAAATCTATAATTTCTTGCGTTGCACCAGCAAGTTCTTCTTCTGTTTGCTCTACATCAGACTCTAAAGCCTCTATAGTAGACTCGAAACCTGTACGTTCTTCAGTAAAGTCAGCCTGTAATTCTGCTAAAGCCTCTTTAACAGCAGAGTCTACATCCTCTTGATTAAACTCAGTAACGTCTTCAGGCAAAGCATTAATAGCGTCTTGTACAGCAGTATCAATGTCTTCTTGATTAAAAGGTGTTACATCTTCAGGTATAGCTTCTAGAGCTTCTCTTATAAATCTATCTACATCATCCTGACTAAACTCTGTAGTGTCTTCAGGTAAATTTTCTTGAAATACTTCGTAGGCACCTGCTAATGCAGCGTCAGAATCTATTTTAGCATCTGCTAAAGCATCAGATACTGCTTTGTCTAAATCATCTTGACTAAATTCTGTAGTGTCTTCAGGTAAGCTATCAATAGCTTCCTGTGTAGCTTGATCTACTTGGTCTGATGTAAATAAACCTTCAGTTGCATTAGCTACTGCTTCAGCTATTTGTGAGTCTATGTCCTCTTGTGTAAAAACTGTATCTGGTGCTGGGGCTTCTCCACCGCCACCTCCAGTATCTACTGTTTCTTCTGGCTGTACAACAACAGGAGGAGCAATGTCTTCTTCAAACTCCTCTGGTGGTTCAATAGGTTCTACTTCAGATGTAACAGGGATATCTGCTAACTCTGGAACATCTACTGTTGTAGTTGGAGGTTCTTCATCATCTTCTATTGCTTCAAGTACATCATCTAAAGTAATAAGAGGATCACTTACAGTTACTTCTTCTTCTTCTTGCTCAGGGGCAGTAATAGCCGATGCTGCAAGATTAATAACATCAGGATTAAAAACAGGACTAATAAGGTCTGTAGCGCCTGACAACACCCCTGAAGGAGAACCGCCTGAAAAAGTTATGTTACCGGATGCATCAATTATTGTGTCTGTAGTTGGGCCTCCAGCAGCACCTGCAACAAAATCTCCTGCTAAAGTTGTCCCTCCGCTAATTAAAGCCGCTTTCAGGGCTTCCTCAAGGTCAGCGCCTTGTAGCCCTGCTGATGCTGCACTAGCCAGTGCGCTAGATAAAACAGCATTGGCAGTTGTTCCTGCTGCTGCAATACCTGTTGATGCTAATACACTACCAGCCGCTGGCCCTAATGCAGTAGATAAAACTATTGTAGGGAATGCTCTAGCTATTTGTTCAAAGAGGTTAGGCTTGTCTACCTTTATTGTTCTAATTTCACCATAGCTAAAAGGGTCATATATATACTCAGACCCTCTGCTGTCGTATCTAATAGGAGTTACATCGTACTTGTAGTACAGCGCCTGTAACATTGGATCACGTTTATAGGCTTCTTGTAAAGCGTCTTGATAGTTAAAACCCTCTACTGTTTGTAAGTAAGATACTTGCTCAGCTAAGATAGGCTCTACAAGAGAATGAAACTCTGCTAGTTTTTCTCCTGATGCGCCTGTGTATTTTTCAAGTTTGCCTCCAAACCTACCTAAATCTTGTTCAGTAGGTGTTATTTCATACCCATAGTAATTACTAAGAGCAGAGGCCATGTCGGATGAATTTTCTAAATCACCAATGTTTGAGTAAGCAGATACAGCAGTTTCTGTTGTAGCTGGAGACTTAAAGTCTTTTAGGTAGTCAGGGGCATCTACATTAGCAAAATAAAAAGTAGGGTCTACTTGTATACTGTCTGATGGGGCACCTGCTCCTGACATAGTGCCTTCTCCACCTATAAGGTCAAATGGAGAATAAACATTACCTATAGTTCCTAAAGTAGTCTTAAAGGTAGCATTGTAATAGTCATCTACCCTATCAACATCATCAATATCAAAGTAATCTGCACCTGAAAACAAAGAATTTCGATAGTCGCTTATTGCAGCACCTAAGTCAGCATAGCCCCCTGAAGCTACTTCTGTAATAGAGGGAGCAGGAGCAGCTACAGGAGAAGGTGTAGAAGTAGGAGTAGAAACAACAGGAAAATTAGAACTAAACAATCCTGCTGGCAGTGTGCTAAAATCTATATCAGGCTCAAACACTTATTTCTTACCCCAAGCAGATACACTTTTAATACCAAAGCTGGCAGCAATAGCCGCTGCTAAGAAGCCTTTGTAGTAATCAGGCATAGAATTAAGAACAATAAAACCTTCTTGTACATAGGGAACTAGACTAGGAATAAAAGCGCCTATCAAAGGTAGGCTAAGGATAACAGCAAACCATTCATCTTTCCATGAGGACTGTGATGCACTGGCTTGTTGAGATTCCCAATCAGCGTCAGTGTTAATCTTACGCATCTTGGATTCGTGGACAGCTTGTTTTTCAGCAGCTTTATTTTTAAGGAACGTACCGACTAAGTTAGAAACAGGCCCAATCAACGCTTGTAACATAATACTATCCTTAAAGATAAAGCTAAGGGGCCACCATAGCAGCCCCCAGCTAAACAGTTGTTACTTAGGAACAACCAAGGTCAAACCTGACTCAGGACGCAGTACAGAAACGCCGTACAAAGTATCTGAGGTAAACAGGTTAGCAAGAAACTCTTGCTTGTACTGAGTCTGAGAGCGTACACCCAGTTGCTCAGCCATTACAATTGCATCCTTCTGGAGCAGCAATGCGCCCAGAGAGTCTACAGTAGAAGCAGAGTTAGCAGCAGCAGTTTCAACAACGGGGCAGTTGGTGCTAACAAATACGTCAATGCCGTACAGTTGACCAATCTGACCATTGGTGACTTGACCGTTGTTTACGAAGTCAGAGCTTACGTAACGATCAATACCCATGATGGTGTTGCGTACTGAAGGAGGAATAACAAAGCAACGGTTTTCCATTGGAACGTCAGCATCGTCCAGCTTCTGAATAATAGCACGGAAACCAGCGTCAGTAAATACGTCAGCAGTTGTTACTGTGTCAACAGCATAAGTCGTAAGACCATTAGTAGCGTCTACAAAGAACGTACCACCATTGTTTGCATAAGTTGTAGAAGACGTACCAGAAGAGCCAAGGCCGGTAGCCAAGCTGTGCAGGTCGGTGTCAACTTGCTTAGCCAAAGCGTAGCCAGCATCTTCCGTATAGAATTGACGCAGTGAGCTAAGCGCTTGTACGTCGGTGATGTCTTCAATCAAACGAGAGTACTCAAAGTGCTTGTTGATTGAAATTTGTACTTCGCTTTCCGTAGCGTTCTGTACCGTTACAGCAGTGTTTTCTGCTTTAGCGTGTGCATCACCACGGACAGGCTTAGGCACATGGATCGTGTCGCCTTTCTTGCCAGCCATAGACATCTTCTTGACAAGGTTTGCCAAGACAAGGTTCTTCTGGTATGCAGCAACAATCTCATCACTCCAAATTTCTGGAATGAAAGTAGCTGCGCTAGTGTTGTCAACGAACCCGCCAGTTGCGGGATATGTGGAATCAGTCATAATAAATATCTCTTTTTAAGGTTTGTTATCTGACCCTCTTTTCCTCATACGCCTTCATAATCTCTGGTTGTAGAGCAGCGTAACGGTCAGGGTCGGTTCTCATAAGGTTAATAATGTCTGCGCGTCTATAGATCTTCTTAGGGGCTGATTCAGTACTGCCACGAGCATTGCCTGTGGAAGCTGCCTTAACTGATTGTTTACGAGCTTGTTGCTCTACAGCGGCAGTTTGCTGTACGATATTCTGTCTCTCTTTCCACAAGCTAAATAGCTCATCGGCAGATTCGTGATCGTACTGCTGGTCTGCTGCTACAAACAGTTTAGTCCTAACATTAGAGGCTTTAATCCACTCAGCAAACTTAGCGTCCTGTAGTATCTGTTGCATGTCAGGATGCTTACGTTGTAGCTCTGACAATGCAGTACTTTGCTTATATTGTTGAGTGAGTGCTTCAGCTTCCTTAATCTTAGGATGATTCTGAATAGCTCTGTCTACAGCTTTATCAGGGTCTGTAAACCAATCTACTTCTTCGACTTGTTGGGGTGCTTCTTGTTTATCTTCAGTAAGTTGAGTCTGGATATACGTATCTACAACCTTACGTAGCTCACCTACTTCAGAACTTTGTCTGCCCAATAGCTTCTCAGCTTCTTGGTGCATCTGTACAAGTTCTTCAGCAGACTTGCCTTTGTACTTGTCGGGTATTTCAGGCTCCTGTACTTCTGTAGGAGTTTCCTGTTGTTCCTCTACTTGTGCAAACATGTCTAGTTGTTCTACGTCTTTATTATCCTGTTGACGCTCAGGTTCGATAATCTTAGCCATTATTAACTCCGTACCTTAGTATTGTGGAGATGTTTAGTATGAAGGTTCTCTAAGAGGTTTGCCTTCTCTCATGTGCCATGTGTTGTTCTCTCTTTTTAACCCACCTATCGTGAGCATCAGGAAAGTCACCGCTGATACCCTCTAAGCTGGACCTTACAGGAGAAATAACACGTTTAGCGTCCAAGCCACAACTGCACCTAGAAGTTGTGACATCAGACTTAACTAAATCTTCAAACAGTTGTCCACAAGGACATCTAAAATCAAACAGCCTCATCTAGTGCTTCCGCATCAGTATCTTCACCTGATTCTGCTTCTGCATGAGCGTTGTCAATCTGTGTTTCAAGATTCAATATGGTTGCTAGGATAGCTAACTGACCTTTGCGAAAGTTCAAGTTATCATTATCCGTAGTAAGTTCTACTGAGTTAATCTGTGCAACATTACCGCTTAGGTCAGAGATTAGCTGTTTCCAGCCTTCTGAACGAAACATAGCAAAGTAATTGTTGAAGTAAGTTTCTAACTCTTGAGTCATTGTATTTTGCCTTTGTTAAAGAATACTTAATGTACGTTAAAGTACATATCTATTATATCATACTTTTTCGTATTTGTCAAGTGTTTTTTTAACTAAATGTTTTTATGACTATAGTTAGTACTGCGGCAGCTATTAGACCACCAATAAGTAAAGTAACACCCCCTACTAATACTTGATGTAGTAACACATCTCTTTCTTTTTTCTTACGGGCTAGCATAGACAAATGCTGCTTACGGGCATGCTCTTGTTCTGCCTTGGCTTTCTTAAAATCCTCAAGTAGTTGTGGGTCCAGCATAGCAAGCAAATCATTAACGTCCTTCCAGTAGCGCTCATAGGAACGACGAATCATCTGCAACTTGAGTATTTCATTCTGACTAAGGGGTTTGAAAGTACTACTTTTTCTTTCAACCTCAAAAGTGTTTAAGGCTTCCCCAAAGTCAGAAATAGTTCCCATAAGCTGCTGCATACCAGAACCTGTCTCATTGGCTTGTTTTATCAAACCATTGAGTGAGGTTAGAATTGCACTGGCTGCTGCAACAGATTCAATAACCATTAGCGGCCTCTACGAGTACCCATTTTTTTCTTAGCGCCGCCCATCATTGGCTTCTTTTTCTTTTTACCATTCATTGCTTTCTTACCGTAGCTCATTCCATAACCGGGCATATTACTTTCTCCTTGATTTAGCACCAGAACATTTCCAACGCTTACGCGATAAATTGTTTGGTGTATTAGGGTCATTTTGTTTACTTTTAGGTAAACGCTTTTTAATTCCTAAAGATCTAGCACAGTAGCTATCACCTTTACTGGTTCCCGGCTTTACTCGTGGGCCGCCGCCCTTAGCTGAGCCAGCTTGACCGTAGGAAACTTTTTTACCGCTAGAAGTTACTTTAACTCTAGCTTTACCTTTGCGTGGACTAGGCATTACGCCGCCTTCTTGTTCGGTAATTTCTTAACATTCTTTTCCTCTAACTCTTTAATCTTAGATTCTAGTTCGTCAAACTTCTTATTAATTTGCTCTACTATCTGAGTTAGCTCTGTACGTGTTACGACCATCAATTTATCCTTGTTGCAGTCTAAGGGGTTGACTTGGTTGTTGTGGTTGTTGTGGAGGTTGATTTTTTAGATCAATCTCTTTCTCTTTCAAGAATGTCTGAGCAATTTTCATGCGTCGCTCAAACTCCTTGTCCTCTTGGTCACCTGCCTTTAAGTTAGCGGTGACTGCCTTAATTTGGTCAATCTGTAGCTCCTGTGGTGCAAGCTGTGTCTCTACAGTAATCTTTTGCGCTCTAGCTTCAGACTCTGATGCCTGACCGTTAAGCGCTGCTGTTTGTGACTGCTGAAAGGCCATCTGTGCCTGTGCAGCCGCTTGTTGCATCTGTTGTTGTTCAGGTGTAGGCTGTGATGCTTGCTCTGCCTGAGCTAGTTTAGCCATTAGTTCTTCACGGTTAGACAGGTTCATGTTGTCAATAATTGACTGAATCAACGTGTTGTACAGTGGGGACTCTGCTGGCATAGTTTGCAGTAGTTGCACAAGTTGCGTTACTTCGTACTCACGGGCGATAATACCCAAGGTAGACGTAGTGTTAAACTTGTAGTCTTTGACGGGATAGTTCTCTGGGTCAAACTGCATGTAACGACAAGCAGCTTTCTTGACAAAGGGAATTAAGAAAGACTGCTGAAAGTTAATCAAGGTACGCTTATGACGCTTAATGATTGCACCTAGAGACATACTAATACCAGCAGCCGTAGCGTCGCCATTGATACTGCCGGGAATACCAGCGGAGTCAATAGCACCTGTGGACATCTGAACCATCTTCTGTAGTTCTGCTGCCTGTGCAAACGTAATCTGACTTACTTGACCAAAGTTAAATGGGTTGAGTACAGTCTTAGGGTCGCCATTGGTCAAGATAATCTTACCGGGGCGAACCTCTGGCCTAGAGCCTCTAGGAAGCCGTGTAGCGTCCATAGCCATCATTGGGTGGACAGTTAGGGCTAGGGCATCAATACGTGCTCGTAGCTCTGTATCAAGCGCTTTCTGACTGTTGTAGCCTTTCTCACAAACACCACGGCCCCAGAACCTACCGGGAACTACATCCCAAGGGAAGGCCACTACAGGACGGTCCTGCATCATGTATGGGTTAGCTTCTGCTTTTAGTAGGATGCCTCCATTAGCGATAACCACAATAGCTTCCACATAGTAGCTTGCATCTTCGTCTTTCTCCGGTTCCTCTACTTCAATATCAGCAATGTCTTCGTCATCGTTAAGCATTGCTTCTTTTTCGCCAATCTCTAGCAGATAGCGTGGTACAAGGCCGTAGTACTTAGTTAGTCGTACTTTGTCTTCATCGTAGCTTGTAAGGTCTTGGTCTGGCTCTAGGTCATAATCACTAGCCGCCTGACCTACGTATACATCCCTATACACGCCTTCTTCCTGTAGCTGTTGTACCTTGTGGCGTGGTACAAACTCATCTACAGCAACCCCTACAGCGTCCTCAATGGTGGTGGCTACAGGGTCAATTAGGAAGTTCTGTGGCATTACAGGGCGCAACTTGACTACAGTACGGTCTGTGACGTTAACACCTACTGCCTGTAGCTGTCCGTCCATAAGAGGCTGTGTAGCAGGAGCCATCTCTTTGACTTCCTCTAGTACTACTTCAGCTACACCAGTGCCAAATACTGCACTGTTAATGAGACATTCGCCTACTTGCTTGCGAACCTGTGTTTTCTCAAAGTCCTCATGCAGTTTATTGCGCAGATATACAACATCCTGTGCCTCTGCATCACCCATATCGTCAGTAATGTCAAAGTAACTGCCTCTGCCAAAGGTAGCTTCCTCAATTTCCGCTACGCTGGACTCTACAGCTTGCTGTAATGCAGGTGAAATGATACGTGAACGCTCACTTTTGCGCTCCATGTCCTCTGCTGCCCAGATTCCACGC